ACGTGGCGGAGTCAAAGGATAGTGTATCAGCCGTTATACCGCTCGCCAGCACCGACAGGAACCTCGGGCTTTCCACTACCTGTATGGACCCGTTTATCTTCTCAAGGTTGTTGCCGATAGATGGGTTGGTGATCAGAGCGCCTTCGCGTTTGGTAAAGAAGACATCGAAGATGCGTTTGCCATCGATGTATATCTCCTCGAAGGATGCGGTGTTGGCTGATACGGCATCGAAGAGCGGAGTCTGTGAGACGTTGATTACAGGCTTGTTCTGGGTTCCACCGGTAATGATGTTCGACCCAGCGGCGACCCTCACCACATCGTAATGCGCGTTGGCCGGAAGGAACAGATCGGCGAGCGATGTCGTGCCCGATAGTATGTGATCGGCAGAGATGGTATTCAGATGCACCGAATCCATCTTGTGCTCCATCAGCGCGTTGAAAGACTTGGTGATGGACCTGAAATTCGCCTCTATCTGCTCGCGAACAATGTCCGGGTTCCTGTTCCAATCAATATGGTCCAAACGCAAGTACGGAGTGCCATCGGAAAAGTCATGAGATGGCAATAGGTCCTCTAGTGGTCTGCCTTTGTAAATGATGCTGTCGAATTGGGCTGTTCCTGCGGTCAATGAGACCGATGAAAGACCATTGAAAATTGGAGATCCCACCACTCCTATTGCTGGTCCGCTCTTGGTGTGGTATTCATATAGGTTCAGACCCAGCAGTGGGAGCTTGATGCGCTCAGCCTCTGCTCTTGAATAGAACAAATCGGACAGATCGGTTCCGCCTGAAAGAATATGCTTGAATGATGGGGCATCAACAATGTGTATGGTCGGTCTGTTGGGGGTTCCACCAGTGATCACATTGTTGCCTGCTGATATGCGAACCGCATCATGACGCTCATCTCGGAGCATGAAGATGTTGGAAAGATCTGTAGAAGCGGAAAGAATGATACCTGCATCAATGGATGTCAATGACCACTCGGACAGCTTTGCATGCGCAAGATCATCGTAGGCTTCGGATAGAGCCCTGAAGTTGTGTTCAATGTTGTCCCTTGTGATAGCGGCGTTCCTGCCCCAATCCACCTTGCGAAGTTCCAAACCGCTCATTGCGTTCATAAATATGACATCCCTTGTTTATGCCGTTGTTCTTAAAGCCATATAGTGATACGTAACGGCAGCGCTATTGACTTGAACCGTATTGCCTAATTGTGCCCCATCGGAATTAAATTGTTGAATTCTGTTGGGTAAATTATTAGTGGAATTCAACAATAAGGTAGCTGTATCACCAGAATGTGCTGTGGTACGCAATACACACTCTTGGTTTGTATTACCCTTTATTAGTAAGAATTCCGGCTGAAATGTTAGGCCCGATACAAGGTCGCTGTTATCCGTTCCGTTTCCAACATAACTGCCCATGGTACCGTATCCTACAGGGGGAGTAAAAGCAATCCAATCAAATACGGCTGCCGTACCATTTACGCCTCCAGCATTTCCGATCTGGACTCCATCAGGATTGAACTGCTGTATCATGTTACCTATGAGTCCTGATGCATTACCAAGCTGATATGTGGTGTCTCCTGTCATGCTGCTAATGCGGTAGTTGAGGAACACGCTGTTCAAATTCCTCCTTCTGATGAAGCACGCGGTAGGCTGAAATGCAAGTCCAGATATAGCATCGCGATCATCCGCCCCATCACCAGTATAGTTTCCTATGGCCAATTCACTTCCAGAGCCAGCTATAGCAGTCCAGTAATATTGTGTACCAGATGCGTTGGAAAATGCACTGTTTGGCAGTGTGAATCCATCTGAATCGTATGATGTTATTATGCCAGTAGCCGGGGCGGTAGAAGGAGATATGATAGCTGCGGCTGGAGTTGCAGGGGCTGTCGTGGACATTCCACTCCAAGCAATGATGGGATCGTCGCTGGCAGCGTTTCCTGCCGCCTTTATAATGAGCATTTGTGGCGTAAATCCAAGTCCAGTTATGGCTAAAGAAGCTCCGGTGCCAACGTACGCACCAGAGGCGACCTTCCATGTTCCGGGCGCAGCCGGAGAGGACCAATGCAGTATACCGTTGTGAAATGCTCCAAGCATGTTATGTGGTGAGATTACCGCCCAACAACCATGTATTCGTATCTTTCTTGACCAAGCTGGCAGTCGCGTACAGGCCCGTTAGCTTTACCTGTGAGTTGTAGCTCAATATGGTCACGCCAGTGTCGGCCGAGAACGAAACCTGTCCTGCTCCTGTTTGCGCCACCATCACCTGTGATCCTATGGGGAATGCGATAGATGAGTTTCTTGGCACAACAACGTTCTGCGCGCTTGCTCCTGACATGTCCACGAGTCTGCTATCGTCGGTGAGAGCAAGGATGTACGTGCCACTGTTTAGGGTTACTGACAGGTCCTTGGGTGCATACTTCGATGACAGCAGCGTAGAACCTTCATATATGGTGGCTCCAGAAACTGTTGCGCCGTATGACACGCCGCTCGCTATGAGGTTGTTGACGGCAGGAGACGATACGAGATTCAATGTAGGTCTCGTTATGGTTCCACCAGTGGTTATCTGATTTCCGTTCTGGGCATACGTGGCAACGACCGATATCGGTGCATACAGCGAGTTGGTGAGGTTCGTGATGGAAGTGGTGAGAAGCGTGTTGCCGCTGTAGTAGGTTGTTGCCGAAAAGTTTGATGATACCTCTCCATTTCCTGTGATCTTCAAACCTGATTCGAATTCTCCAAGACGACCGACGACGAATCTAGTTGTTCCATCCGATACGTCAGCCGAGAATGTTGACTTGTTGCCGATATAGAGTATGGACCTGTCGAACTTCAATACTCCTCCTCCAAATGTCATTGGAGACGCATCAGTGCTGTTCCAAGTTGAATTGGTTACAGTATTTGTAGAGTCTGTGAAATCATTTGTTCCTCTTGCTGATAACGCGGTGTTCGCCGTTACAGTAGGTGAAGTTACGGCTGTCAAAGAAATAGAACCTCCAAGATTGATTATGGGCGCATTTGGCGTACCTCCTGTCGTCATGTTCAATCCCGGCTGGACCCATTGGTTCTGGACAGAAATCGGAGCATACGCCGAGTTGAACTTGTTCGATAGAGCTATTGATAGCTCGGTGGCTCCAGAGGTGTAGGTTCCGGCAGTTACAGCGGTGAACGAAGGACTTCCGGATACATGGACAATGGGACTTGTGACAGTCCCGCCAGTAGTGATGTTGACACCGGGCTGGACATAGGTTGCTGGTGTTGATGATTGACCGAGCAGGTAGTTCAGGTTGGTATTGCCGGAGTAGAACGTGGTGGCCGATACCGATGTGCCACTAACCGAAGAGGCAGTGACGGCAGTGAATGAAGGGGAGCCAACAACATGAATTATAGGACGAGCGATGGTGCCTCCGGTTGTGGTGTTGATTCCGGGCTGAACGTAGGTAGGAACAACGCTTATGGGGGCGTAATAGGCTGCTAGAAGACCGCCAAGCTCTGATGAACCGGAGTAGATGGTGTTACCGCTCAATGAAGGAGCGAAAGTGACACCGGAAGAAATGAGGTTCAGAACAGATGGCGATGCGACAAGGTTTATTGTTGGCGCATTGACAGTGCCTCCAGTGGTGATGTTGTTACCGGGTTGAACATACGTGGCAGGGGTCGATGATTGACCAAGCAGGTAGTTCAGGTTCGTACTGCCTGAGTAGAAAGTTGTTGCACTTACGCTCGTTCCGCTTATTGTTTGAGAGGTAACTCCAGTGAATACAGGAGATCCTACAACACCAATAATGGTGTTGAAAGCTGTTGATGCTGTATAGACGTTGACTCCGGGCGAAACAAACACGTTCGATAGTCCAAGATTTGTTCTTGTGGTGCCGGATCCTGTTGGAGATGTCCATTGAAGACCTCCATCATTTTTCACGTTGAGACCAAGTAATGAATTGTTTCTTAGATTAAGTATATCCTCCGTATTTCCAGCATCCAATGTTACTATAAGCGCTCCCGGTCCATTGACTGATGTTACGTGAATACCATGATCGTTTATTGACTCGAAGTATGCTGCCGCTAAATTGACGCTTGTTGCTTCTATACCGTAGGCTTCTGTTGACAAAACCGATAATGCCGTGTAATCAGGATTAGATGCTACAATTGCTGGAGTAGTGGCGCTAGATGACAGGCTTATTCCACCATCAGAATTAACCTTCAACAACCGATCGGCATCAGCAGAATAGTTGCCACCATATGTGGCATCAGTTATGGCTGATGATACATGAGTGTGGTTAACTTGAGAAAATATCAATCCAATGTTGGTGGAGCCGCTGAAGAACGTTGTGGCTGATAGCGATGTTCCGCTGATAGACACCGCCGTAACGGCCGTGAATATGGGCGAACCAACAACATTGATCACAGGCGCCGTGGTGGTTCCACCAGTTGTGATGTTGAGACCCGGCTGAACGTATGCAGTTGTGCCACTGAGCGCGAACATCTGGCTCAACGGAGTGCCGCTCACGTATATGTTTGTTGCGCTGAAATTGACAGCGCTGAACGATTGAGCAGCGAAGGCGTTGAAAAATGGAAGGCCTCCCCACAACGAAAGGAAATCAAGCGTCCTAGATCCAGTAGAAATCCATGACGCTGCGCCGTCCGTATTGGTATACAGGAGCCCAGTCTGTGTATCAAGGTACGTGCTGCCGCTCGTTGCCGTATGGTCAGGTGTGCCTCCGCTTCCAATTTGTATTGAAACGAGACCTACTGTAATATCCCTGAGTCCTATGGTGGCCATTCTTAATACTTAGTTTCTACTTGCATTTGTATGAAATCCATGATTGCGTCAGCGCTGGTTGTGGCATTGTTGATGTACAGGTGCGGAGTAAGGAAGACGGTTGAAGGCGGAACGTTCGTGTTGACGGAACCTTCGATCTTATCGGTGGAGTCCAATCGCTCCAAGTAGTAATTCACCACAGAAGAGTTTGGCGTCGCGTATAGATGTGCTTCGTACACCGTGTTGGCTGATGTAGCGGGGAACGCGGCTCCAAAATCCACTATCGAAGCGGTTCCTGACCCATCATTGTACATGAACTTGACGTTGGTATCTCCCGAGTTGATACCGAAGCCCAAGATGGTACCCAAGCTGGTGGGCTCCACATTGCTTATGGCGGTAACGGCCGAATACATGCCTACGAACCATCGCATGTTGGTCTGCGCCTGTGCTATACCGAATCTGAAGATGGCATGGAAACCACCTGCGTTCGTGAGGTTGCCTAGCCAGAATGGGGCGGTTCCACCGTTGTTGAAGATCATTGTTGCACTGGTAGAAGGCGTTGCGGTAGTACGCATTCCAACGCGCTGCAATGACGCAAGAAGGCTTGATGTAGCGTATGTCTTCGGCTGTGCTGTTCCACCGATAATGGGAGATAGCCCAAAGCTGCTCAGCGTAGTCCCTCCATTACCCAAGGCCTTGACGAACCGCACATTCGTCATACCCATGTGAGGCTGGAAGTTGGTTATCACTCCAGCGGCATCCTTGGTCTCCAACATGTTCCTTCCGGCTCTGGAGCGGTCATACAAGCGTACTCCGTTGGCTGTACTAGAGGCGGTGTTCGATGAGTATGACTCCAGCACCAACGAGTTGGCGCTCATTGTGACGGCCGTTACCGCTGTGAGCGATATAGAGCCAGCCAAGTTGATGATGGGCGCATTGGACGTTCCTCCCGTAGTGATGTTCAAGCCCGATTGCACATAAGTGGCTGCCGCCGTGCTGAATACCGACAATATGGTGTTCAGTGGCGTGCTTCCAGAGTAATATGTGTCGGCTGAAATGGAGGTTCCACTGATGAACTGAGCCGTGACCCCGGTGAACACGGGAGAGCCTATGACGCCAACAATGGTGTTGAAAACCGTTGAAGCTGTGTAGGTATTGACTCCGGGTGCAACGAATACATTGGCTAGGCCAAGATTCGTTCTTGTGGTGCCGGACCCTGTGGGAGAAGTCCAGACCAGTCCACCATTACTGAGCACATTCACCCCCTCGTCGTCGACGTTGTGTAGCCACGCAATGTTTCCTGTTTTGGTCACGTCATTGTTCTGGGCGTGTAGGACAGGTTGGGAAGTGCTATCGTTTTGAATGAACGCAGCTTGAGCGGTATCCACATTGACTTCAATTCCCGTTCCTCCGTTCTGTGCATTGAAACTAGCCACTGTCGCTCCACTCATGGACACAGCTTCTATCGCACGTCCGCCAATTGAGGATTCGCTAAGCGCATAGATGGCAGCGTATCCAACTCCGGGCGATAATGTGGAGGCTTGCAAGTTGCCGTCTGGGCCATACTTAACGAGCTTGGTCCAGTCGGCAGATCCGTTGAGACCGAAGGACGCATCAGTGATCGCAGATGAAACATGCGTATGCGCAGAAACTGCGAAAATACTTTGTAAAGGCGTGGTTCCAGAAAATAAAGAGGACCCGGATATGGACGTTGCGCTGAGCGCAACGACCGTAAGTCCAGTCAGATTTATAGTGCCAGCCAAGCTGACCACCGGTTCGAAGGCCGTTCCACCAGTGGTGATGTTCAGTCCCGGCTGAACGTACGTGTTCGTTCCGCCAGTGGCAACATCGTCAAGAGTGGCTATGATGCCGCTCTTGACGGGAAGGAACAGTATGTGGTTCTGAGGTACGCCACCATTGTTCGTCAGTCCGGTGACAGCAATGGTTATGTTGTCAACAAATGTGGTTGCGTAATCGTACGATCGGAACGTAATGTATTGAACAAGCTCAGTAGAAGCGGTTGCATTACCAAAGAAAATACCTCCTTGATAATTGGTGTTGTAATAGTTGAATCCACCCGTTATTCCAGCAGAAAGTGATTGCAGTGGAGTTTGGTCGATGAAGAAGAATTGTGATGCACTCTTGAACGTCAGGTTCGGAGTGAATGTATTATTATAGTCAGCGCCTATGAATGGGTCTGTAGACCCAGAAAGACCCGCGTTAAGCTCTTTGAAGTATATGCCTCTGATGGCGAACGGATCGCCATTGGAAGTCATGTAAATGTCGTTGCTGGTGGTGTTTCCAGCGTTTGTTACAACTTGAAGAGTTGGAGATGGAAGTTGTGACAGTATGGTATTGAACGGAGTACTGCCAGAATAGAATGTGACACCAGAGATGTTGGTGGCAAACACAGAGTCGGCTGTAACTGCACTGAAGAAAGGGCTATCTACCACATTCACGACGGGGGCATACTGGGTGCCGCCTGTGGTGATGTTCGTTCCCGGCTGAACATAGGTGCTGGTGCCGCCAGTTACGTCATCAAGATATGCAACGGTTCCGTTCTTCTTCTGGAAGTTGGCTGTGTAATAGGTATTGCTGGCGTCAGTTGTTCCTGTAGCCGTCAGGAATATGGTGCTGTTGTAGTTGTTTGTTATGTCTTTCTCACCAAGTGTAATGTAGTTCCATGATTTCTCCGAAGCAGTTTGTGCCGATAGATATCCTATATTAACAACGGGAGAATATCCTAATCCTTGTGCGAAAGAAAAGTGATGAGAAAGAGATCCGGGATAAAAAGCAATGTCTGGTACTGGTCCATAGGTAAATGAATAGATTGGTCCGGGACTGTTGATTAACAAGTATCCTACAGCCAAAAGATAGTCGATGCCTATCCAAGCATCGTTAACGCCAGAAAATGATGGATTGGTTTCCTTGAAAATTACCTTTCTTTGCAAATCAAATCCACCGCCGTCTCCTTGAAGAACAATGCTGTCTTCCGCCGTATTACCGACTGCCACGACCTGCCCAAGGCTCGGAGTTGTGCCGATGCCCGACAGGATGGTGTTGAGCGGGGTATTACCGGAGTAGTAGGTGACGCCTGTGATGGAGGTGGAGAACACCGAGTGGGCCGTCACCGCACTGAAGAACGGGTCATTCACCACATGCACTACTGGCAAGGTCGCTGTGCCGCCAGTGGTGATGTTGTTACCCGGCTGAACAAACGTAGTGTTGCCGCTCGCGAGGTCGCTGAGCATGGCCACCGTTCCACTCTTATTGGGAAAGTTGGCGATGTACTGTCCATACGAGGCGGTGGATGTTCCTGTTGCCGTTAGCAACACTTCTCCACCATAACCATTGCTGAGATCTTTCTCCGAAAGGCGCAGGTAGTTGTATGCCCTGTTCACCCCGGTGCTGGCCGATAGAAAGCCCATCCATATGGGTGGGGCGATGCCGGTGTCTTCTCCGAGGTAGAAGTTGGGCGTCGATACAAGATATCCTGACGCTGGTGCGATAGAGGCCTTGGTGATGGCATATATCGTGTTGGGGCTCTCCAACAACAACTCCGCTATGCCTATCAAAGACATGTCCACTCCTACGGATGGGTCTGACGCGTTGGGAGAGCCGGGGTCGGTGTCGTGGAACAACACTTTTCTGGAAAGCCCTCCACCGCTTCCATCGCCTTGCAGGGTAATGCTTCTGATGGCGGTGTTACCGGCATTGACCACTGTCTCCAAGGTCAATACGTTCTGTAGCAGAGAGCCACCTGAATAAAGCGTAGTGGCGAATACGGACGCCGCAGTGACTGCGGTGAATGTCGGTGAACCCGATACGCTGATGATGGGCGCCTGAGCGGTACCACCAGTGGTGATATTGGAACCGGGTTGAACGTAGGTGGAAGCACCAGCGCTGATCAACGTACCCAAAATGGTGTTCAGCGGCGTGTTACCGGAATAGTACGTTACGGCCGATAGCGAGGTGAATGACGGTGAGGCCACAACACTCACGATTGGCAAGCTCGGGGTTCCGCCCGTAGTGATGTTGGTCCCCGGTTGAACGTACGTTGGAGTGACGCCAATGAGCGACGACAATATCGTGTTCAGCGGCGTGCTGCCGGAGTAGTAAGTGGTGGCACTGAACTCACCGAGTATCGCCGCATTGCCAGAGGCGATGTTACCGGCATTGATGACCGACTGTAATGTAGCAACTGTGCCACCTGTGACCCCAACGGACATCGTCGTCGTGGTGATCGAATTCTTGGTACGGTATACACGATATGTTATCGGTATACCATTCCTAGTGACCGATACAGGACTGTAGAAGAAAGCTCCATCGAACGAGGCATATCCATCGCTCGTACCGGCCATTTCAATGGGCAGGTTCGTGGTGGAGTCCCTGAATCCGTTCGGCGTAGAGAATGAGTTGGGTACGCACAGATACCCGTATCCTGTTCCAGCAAGCGAATAAGACCCAGCGATGTCGGACGCCAGAGCGGTTCCGGCCAACGCCACGATGGCAGCGGCGTTCAGCGTCAAGCTGGCGCTTATCCCATAGAAGACCGCGTATTTCCAGTTGATCGTATAGGTCCGACTGAATACGTTTGCGTCGGTGTCCTGACCATAGATGGTCCATACGTTATAGTCGGGAGTGGTCTTGGTGACGGATGACAGGAAGATGGTCTCAGTTCCATCATTGGCCAGTCCGGAAGCCAGTATCGTTGAATTGGTCGTGTCCTCAATTGAGATGGAGTTCGCCTGTAGGTCAGCGGTATTGGCCATTCCCCACGTGAACGTCTTGGAGCCCGCCACAGTGTCTCCGACCTCCAGCGACGTGGACTGCGCTGTTATCAGGAACGATGTGAAATTGGGCGTTACCGCTGGGTACAGCAGCAGGTCCATCATGTCCTGCAAGTAGAAGTCGCCAACGAAGGTCGTGCCAGCAGGGATGCCACCCACTGTAGCAGTGGTCGGGTTGGCATTGGTGAACTTGCTCGCCGATATGCCCGTGAACGATGAGAACGCGAGTATCGAGAAGTTGTAATTGATCTTATACCTGCCCTCGTTCGGGGTATCTGGTGGATCGATTATGAGCAGGGTAGCGCCTGATGGCATAGCGTTCTGATGGGGTCCATCATAAATAGACCCCTACCCTTTTCGGTCAAGCTTTCGTATTGGTCAGGAAATCAGCATCATGACTGGTCATTGCGCCATTGCTGAAGAGTACGAACTCACGCAGAGCTTCATGATATTTTTCCACTGGCTCCTTGTTGCCCTTGCCCTGTTGTTGCAGTACAGTGGCGCTGACACGTCCGTTCGGTCCGTGGTTCAGGGTTATCTCGATGGTGACGTGTGGCATGTTGTTCTCATCACGCAGCGATACGATGAAAGCACGGTTGTTATCGATCAATTTCGTATAATGACCTCCGTGGGTACCAACGCAATGTCCCATCGAGTATCCTTCGAACTGGAGATCGGAAGGCTTCAGGAGGTACAGGAAGCAGCCGTTGGAGCATCTGTAGATCACGCGCCCCGTGTCGATAGGTTGTGGTCGGACCACGCCTTGATCGAGCAGGCGTTCTATCCACCTCTTTTGTTGCTCGAACGCCTGCTCGTAACTGAGTGAGGAGAGGTTGGGCCGAGTTTCGATGGCCCAGTCGATGATCAGGAACAGGTCACCCTCCCTGTCCAGTATGGTGTTGCGCGGAGGGTCCATCATAAGTTCGCGTCGTACCTGATTGGCTATCCACACATCATACTTGTGTTTCCTGCGGTCATCGTTCCCTTGATTGCCGACGAAGCCGAACCTGTCGCCGATGGAGGATATGCGACGGACGAGTTCCTCCGCCTCCTCACTACCCATTAACTTGGGATGGAACAGGCCCTTTATGTGGAGTTCACGAGCGGTGAGTTCAGACCGTTGTGGCATGCAATTTCAACATCACCTCCAGATCATTGTCGGGGATGTCGGTCGTGTAGTAGATCACCGTGTACTGCTTGTCCAGTTCCTTGACAATGCCATACTTGCTCACGCTTATCTTGCACTTGACGGTGTTGTTCTCCTCATCGACCGAGAAATCCCTTAGCGTGTACGCCTTCAAAGTGCGTATTATCTTGTTCTTCAAGATGCTACGTCGCTTCTTGTTGAAGTCGCGCTTGTTGATCTTGTATTCAGACTTGATCATTTTTGATACGCTTTAGTCCGAGAGCCTCTATCTTCTTTTTCACAGAATGCTTGCTTCTGCCAAGCTTGTCGGCGCAATGCTGGAGACCATGTTTGGGATAAACCCTCTTCAGGTATGTGATCTCATCGTCTTCCCACTTGATTCTGGTCGCTTCGTTATCTTCAACGACCACCGCGACATCCGTCTGCTCGACAGGGTCAGATTGGGCCTCCACCCGTGCCCAATGACCATCGGGATAGGCCTCGTAATAGTTCGCGTCGCTGGGCTTGGTTGTCGTCGATAGCTCCAAGAATCCCTTCTTTGTGTACACCAAAAGCGACTTGGTATCGCGCTCATCGGGGCACCAGAACACCTCGCCAGCAGACAATTGCACCACGATGTCACGGCCCATCACATCGCCCTTCACATGTACAGGAAGGGCGTGCTGTAGTTTGCTGATGTTCTTAATCTGTCTATCTGACATTTGACTGGTTTCTGTTTCACTGAAAATAGCTTGGTATTGCGTCAAAACAAAGGGGCCTTGCGGCCCCTTGTGCTCATGTGGCCGACCCGATCACACGGGTTGGTAGTTCGGGTTGTTCACCAGCGTGCCGGTGAGATAGTCATGAATGTAGGCGCACTTGGTGTTCTTGTACTCGTTTTCCTTCACGAGGTGCTCAATGGAGAACAGTGTGTTCTTCTTGTATACCTTGATGATGTTGTCCCCATCGACCTTGTCGCCTTCCTCGATGTTCTCATTGCGCACGTCGACCACCTCTTCATTGTCGTTCACCTTGCGGGTCACCGACTCGGAGATGATCTTCTTGTCTGGAGTTACGCTCTCAGCGCGTCTGATGGTCTCGTTCTGATCGATGGTCGCCAGACGTTCCCAGCGACTGTTGCGCTCCGCCTCGGTGATTGGCGTCTCGTGGATGTATCTCTTGCGCACGGACTCATCAATGCTCATGTAACGCTCCACGCTCTCCTTTTGCTTGATCTCAGCCTCGTTCTTGGCGGCATTGTGACGCTCAAAGTCTCCATCCTTGAAGGCTTTGCCTTGGGGGAACTTCTGTATTCCGCCGCTGTTGTACTCCTCCTCGGCCTCGCTGTTGATCTCGATATCCTCAGCGCCGGGTGCTCCCATGATATGATCTTTCTTGTACTTGTTCAGCGTATCCTGCGAAACAACGGTCCAGAATCCATCATCACCCTCAACGATGCGTGGGCTCCAATTACCGGTGCCCTCTCTTAGCCTCTTGCGCTTGCCATATTCAGTGTCGGCGAACTTCCTCTTGGATGGTTTACCGATAGGGGCGTCATAACCAATGCTTCCGATGGAACCTGCTCCGGCACCAGCCGTGGTGACCTCCCTGATGGCCGCTTGCAGGCTTTCGTTGGCCATGGCGCCGTCCAGCGTGTCGAACTCTGACCTGAGGTATCCTTCTGGTGCTATCTTGCTCGGTGGAGCACCATGGATGTCTATGGTGTAATAGATGTAGTTGTGGCCGTTGGAATTGGTATGCCATTTTTTGACCACACCGGACTGTCCGAAGTTGGGGTCTCCCACCTTGGTGATCACGACGTCCTGACCGATGATAGCCTCATCCACCTCTTTGTCGTTCGCAACTTCATCCAAGGCCACTTCATCCATCTCGTCCGAGAGGATCAAATTGTCCTCCGGGCATGGGTCAGTGGTGGAGTGTGTCTCAAGGAAATCGAACGACTCGTTCTTCATGGAAGTCACCTTGTTGATGAAGTCCTCATCAGATGAGAAAAGCACATCGTTCATGCTGAGCTTGTTCTCTACCATGGATGCAGTGGACTTCTCGATGGGGTCCTCGGTGCCCAGTTTCGTGGAAGTCATGTACGCAGCCTCTTTAGCGGCGAACTCCTTCATCTTGGATTGGAACTCCTTCTTGAATTTTTCCATGTCTTTAAGGTCGAATTGCAGTTGTTCATTGATCATCATGGGACCAGTTGGGCTACCGTAACCACGGAAGGCCGAAGCCTCGGTGGTGCGGTACCGCATATCCATTGTTGATGTTGTTGGTTGAATGGAGATGTGTATCTCGATACCCATGCGCTTTCCGCCAAAGGATATGATCTTCTCCATCATGGACTGGGTCTGCCCGGCTATCTTCACGTTGAAGTGGCTCGTAGCTGCTCCCATGCCCCATGCGCGGCCATCGGCGTATACGCCAGCGGGTTTGTTCGCCTGTGGGAACCCAGCGTTCTTGAAAGCCTCCTCGGTGGTGCTTTCCAAGGTCTCACGAACAAAGGTGATGACCTCCCCTTTGAGGCCCAATGCTTTGTTGAATTCGTCCCCTCTTGGGACTATTCCCTTGTTGTAGATCGTGTCTTTGGCCATTGATGAGCGATTGCTCATCATAAATAGCCTTGTTTTCCGCCAAGGATAGCCTAGAACCGCACTACGCGCAATGGAGCCTTGGCTGCCTCGGCAATGTCCATCATGTGGCGCGAGCCCTTGGAGACACCATCCCAGAAGACGATGACCGCGTCAGCATTGTCCATCATTAACTGATTCCTGACGTATCCCGCTCTACGACCGAGTTCATCCCACTTGGCAGCGTAGCGATGGACCTGATATCCGCGCTCGCTCGCATACTGTTCTCCCATCTTATCGGCTCCACCAGCGGTACCAGATACGATGGCAATGTCATGCGTGTCGGCCTTTGCCTTCAGGATAGCGTCGCATTTGGAACGCATGAGTTCAATGTCGCTGAAGGAACGGGAGCCAGCGATTATCACTCGGAACAATGGCTTCATATCCATCTCTTTTTCAACCAGTGGGCACGTGTCTCGGCATCAACAGAGCACTGAGGACCGGGATTGTCCATGTATATTCCTCCCTTGTACCAATAGCCCTTGAGCCTGTTGTAGGTCCCGCGTTTGGTGTCGAACTGGAACTGGAGGTTCACGTTGTCGAGGTTCTTGTCGAGGTCCAGTTTCTCGTCCATATACGAGTAGTGCTTCTGCTCATAGAAGGGTTTGGAGTTCATCCAGAACCCAACGTTCCACGTGGTGTTGAGCCAGTAGAACCGCAGAATAGAGAGTTTCCACAATCGTTTCAGCATTACTCGAACGGACCCGATATGGTCACTTTGCAGAGCAAAAGGTACGAGAAGAAAATGATGATCAAGGCAAGGCAGGCGCTCACCATGTAGAACACGGCATTATACTTCAGCCTGTCCATAGGAGTGGTGTTCTCTATGTAGACCTCGGTCGCTCTAGCCTGCTTCCAATCCCGGAACAAATGGCGGAACAACAGCCCTACGGCCACTATCAATAGTGCGCATGTCGCCTTGAAGATAATGACCACAATTGCTTACTCAGATGGTTGTGCCGTTTCCGTCGCCGCGTCCTGCCTCTTTTTCTGGATCTCGGCGTGGGCCTGTGCGATCAGATTGTACGTGATGGTGTACTTCTGCTCGGCATCGGCCGCGCGCTCGATTCGCTCCTTGAAGTAGTCGATGACCTTTTGCTGGTCCATGTACGTGGCGGTGTTCAACATCGTGTTGATCTCGCCGTACATGGATTTGCGCTTGGTGTCATAATCCATCAACAAGTGCATCAGCGCCTCTATGGCCTTGTCAGTGTTCTGCATTTTCTTTCGTTTTCTTGTTCTTGGTCTTCGCTTCCTTGGCCTGTTCGGCGATGCGCGACGTGGCCAAGTGGACCACTTCACTGCTCTTGAGCACGGCGTCAGCGCCCCAGTAGTGCATGTTGTCCATGTACTCGCGGCAGTCGAACGGGCCCTTCTTGATCTTGGTGGTCACGTCGATGCCCACCTCCTTGGTCTCCACATCAACGCCGCAGAGCAGGCGGTCTAGTTGAATGAACTTGTTCTTCTTGTCCAGTTCCCGCCATGTAGGATAATATACCGTCAGGACGTAGTCATACTCATCGAATACGGCCCGCTCCTTCTCGCTGCGCGCCGAGAGTTCGCCGATGGTGAACTTGCCACCCTCCTTCTTCGGCTTGCTGGTATACAGGAACTTGATCCTGTCGACGTTCAGGTCATAGTTGTGAGGGGTCTGTCTCTGGATGCTGCGCGCCATGGGTGCCAACTCGTCGTCGGCGTCCATGAACTCGATGGGACCAAGCATATCAGGGGTGACGGCCTCTACGTCCGCCATTGCAAAGTCTTCTGCTTTCATGTGCTTCTTGTTTCCCAGCAAAAGTAATGACTTTCATGAGAAAACCCAAGACACTATTCTGCGTTCTGCTTTCTGTTCTTCACAGCGCTCCACGCGGACCTCTCTCTGGTGCGTGCGGCGCTCATCATATTGGTGTCCATGGTACCCATGCCCATGTTGACTCCAGCACCGCCCATGGTCCGGGCGGTCTTCTTCGACCGAAGGTTGCCATCGCGGATACGGTCCAACTCGCGTTTGACCCATGCGTACGTGACATCACCACCGTGCAATTCCCACGCCGCCCTGTTCTGGTCCTTGGTCTCTTCCTCGGTGTCGAAAAAGGACTTCAGTCGCTTCATTTGGGAGAAGGTCATAGTCTCTCCAGCAGCCAGTTGTCTTGCTTTGTTGGCGCCATTCCCTTTGTCGCCGCTCATGGAGGATGGACGCACCGTTCCTAGGGCCCTTTGAGCCGCACTGATCACTTCATGAGGCGGAGTGAAGGTCTTGTTGTCGTCGAACTCCAATGCCTCCTTGATCAGCATCCTGACGATGCTATGGAGGTTGTCCGTCATTTTCCTTCTACCATCTTGAGAAGCGCCTGCTTGATGTCGAGCGGAAGCTTCGACGGGAACCCGAGGTTGCTCAGGTGCCAATTGATCTCATCGTAGAAGGACACGTTGTTGATGGGTGCCCCGCTTGTGAGCACACGCTCAATGGCGATCTTGAGCCCCTCCTCGGGCTTCAGTGCGCCGGTAACGTCGGTAACGTTGCCCCACTGCTGCTTGCCAGCGCCTATGGTGCTGACGGTCTGCGCCATAGCACCGTTGTTGGTGGAGGTGAACGCTTCGTTCACTTCTGGCAGTCCACAGTTCCTGCGGAGTTGCTCATATTCCTTCTGAAGCCTCTTATCTGTGTTCATGATTACCAAGTTATTATACCTATTCCCAGATCACCGCTGTACATACGGGTTGGGCGCGAGACGCCGCTCTGATAGACCTTCTCTAGGTCCCAGACCGACTGGCCCACCATTTTGCCGGTCCCGTTAGGAGGAATATCGCCATCCCCATAGAGATTGCCGTCGCCATCCACTATTTCCTCCATAGGCTGAAGCTGCTCTTCGGAGTGCTTCAGGTAGTGGATGACATAGGCCTTGAATACGTTGGCGTATTTGTCCTTGTTGGCGGCGAACCACTTTTTGAACTGGCCGTACTTGGTCAGTAGGGATGCCTCTTTGCCATAAGTGGTCTGGAAATCAACGCGTAGATAGTCTTCCTCAGGGTTGATCTTCACGTCCCGGACGACACCGATGACAGAGTGGTCTATGTGCGTGTGGCCCTCAGATTCATTGAGGAACTTCAGCACCTTGTTGCGCAGATCGGGTCTCATCACCCATAAATAGCTTTCAGCCGCTCAGTCTGGCCTTCCAGTCTTCAATCAGGTCTTGGCGGATAGAGTAGTTGCCGATGACACCGTTGACGCCGTCCGCCCTTTCCACCACGATTGGCATGCCAACCGAGTTTTTGCGAGAGAAGGCGTTGACGGTGTACAAGTCTGGTATCGGTCCGGGCCTATAGTACAAGGAGATGGGTTTGTCGAACACCACCTTCGACCTCTTGATGTCTCCGCCGTAGGTGGTCCAGCTTTTCTCCAGAACGTTCCCCTTTGCCATGTAGTACGCCAGCACCCGTTGGCCTTGGGACTCAACAAACCCCACCAGTTCCCTCTCTGTGTCGTACAGGAAGGACTTAACGGTTTCGGTAGCGGATGTCAGTGGTACGCTCATCGTATGTGATGTCCTTTGCCTCCAACCAGCGACGCACGTGCTCTTTGACCGTGTCACTGGCTTGCGCGTTCTTGTACTCTTTGAGTTGGTCGAACTCCAAGAAGCCGAACCTGTCCACGGTAAAGCCGATCGTGAACCGACGAGCCTCCTTGGGGTCATCCGATTTGGAATGGTCCAGCAGTCGCGCCACCAGATAGATGCCTTGAGAGACCTTGGCGCCATATTGCGCCTGAGAACTCATCATGATGTGCCCCTCTTTCATGAAGTCGCTCATGGTGCGCAAAAGCTGCACCTCGATCGGGCCGTCATAGTCGCCCTTCTCCTCCAGCCTTTCGTACTTGCTCACGAACTTGTGATAGGAGCTATCCTTCTCCAGACCACTGCTCTCCATCAATCGATATTGGGCAGCGAGGCTATCGTGGAAGTTCTTCAGCTTCTTGTAGTCTCGTATCTTGTCGAAGTAGCGTGAGCGATCGAACATGTCCACGTCCGTGTCGGCAGGTTTGGCATCCGCCTTGGAGGTCAGGTCACGAAGCGACTCAAGCATCGAGATGGAATCATCATAGATGGTGAAGTCGAAACGCTCCATGAGCGAATAGTCGAGGTCCTTCTCGTCCACCTCGTTCATGTTCTCTTGGAACATGCGCTTGCCCACGGTCTGTATACGGATGAAGTCCTTGATGATCTTCGATAGCCTGTAGAATTCAGATTCGTCCATCTTCTCGCGCCAGTAGGCCACCTCAATGAAGTTGATGAGGTAGTCGATCTCATACTTTTTCATCAGGTCCGTAAGTTCCTGCTTGTCATAGAACTTGAAGAACTTCACCAATCGCGCATAGTCGGCGAAGGTCCTGAGACGATCGTAGATGTACTTGGTGATGGTGCCGTCCTCGATCACCGATGTTACGTCGGACTTCCCGCCGCGCTCACCGCGTCCTGCCTCGGCTATGCGACGCGTGCGCATCTTGTCAAGCTTCTCTTGGTCGCGCACGCGTATGTTGAGAGTAGTGTGGCTTGCCGTAGAGGCTGTCGTGAAGGCGCTGTCGACAAACGCCATTGAAGGCATGTCCTGATTGATGTCGGTCTTGATATTGATCCTCTTGGGGGCCTCGTCTGGAATGTCTTTGTCCTGAATGATGGCTGCGCTCTTATCGGTGAGCACTATCTTTCCGTCAGATGCTATGTCGGGCGTGTGTTCAGAAGGTCGGAACACATACTCGTTGACACTGTTGCTGTCGTTGGAGAGTTCGTTCTTGATGCGTTTTAGGTACAGCCCAGTGAGATCATTGAAGATATCAAGCGGCGCCGTAGAGCCGGATTCCTTCATTTCACTCGATGAAGGCATGTCGCAGTTCATGATGAGGTCCGACAGGAACACGATGCTCTTGGTCAGGGCTATGGTGGATAGGTTCGGGAACTTCAGGATGCAGAAGAACACGCACAAGGCGCGCTTGATCTGATCGAACCCGGCGTCGTTGATCCTATTGCGCATGGGCGCGAGTATCTCCCCAACGATGTTCATCTTGCTGGCGTCCTGTGTGACATGCCCGAGCCAATTGAGGAACATGTGCAATTCGTGGATGTCGTAGATGGTCCTTACGGTGTCCATCGCGAAGAACTCTTCGACAGCGCTGACGATGTTGTCGAGATCCAATTGTTTTCCATGTCTGACCCCCAGCTTGTTTTCCCAAGGGAAAGGCTCATACCATACCTCTCCTTCCTTTGGCATCACCTCAATGGACTTCTCTTGTTTGATGAACTTGACGGATGCGTCGACTGGATCGATGTAGGACTTAAGTCGCCAGAAGGATAGCTTGCCTTCACCCATCCACGTCTTGAACGAGAAGCCGCCCATGAAGTATGAGCCGACCGATATGAGCCGCGCCCGTTCATCCTGAATGAAGAAGTTGGTCTCGCACTCCGGGCATTTGAGCTTCTCGTGAGTAGAGAACATGATGAGTTCCTTCATATCCGCCAAAGATTCGGCCTCCGCCTCCGTCAGCCGCTCTCCGTAGTTGATCTCCTTTTCGAAGCGGGCCCCGCACTTGCAGATTACCTTGCTCATTCCGGCCTCCTCGTACACGAAGGAGTAGAGGTCCATGACCTCCTTCTTCTCCAATATGCTATCAATCGCTGTTTCCATCAGAGGAAATATATGCGCACGAGGTGTAAAACGAGGAAGGGCGCATCGCTGCGCCCTTCTCTTCAATTTGGATATCTCTATCAGAGAAGCTCGGAGATCTTCTTCGCCTCTTCCTTGATGTACTTCAGCAGTTCTGCCTTGTTCTTGAACGTGGTGCCTTCCTTCATCTGGATGGCATCGGCGATGCGCTTCTTCTTCTCATCGCTCTCTGGCGCGTCTTCCTTGAAGTCGGCCTTCTTTTGACCAGTGGTAGCGGGTTGGTCTCCGACTCCACCGTCACCAGCTTTCACAAAGGTCTTGGCTCCAGCGTTCTCGTCGGTGCCATCCATCTTGTTCATGCCCTCCTTGGGCTTCTCGACGAACGGACCGCCCGCCTTTACGGAGGCTGCTGCGCTGTCTTTCTCTTCCATGTTGGCCGTGTGTTGACCAGCGGTAGGGCCTTTGTTGCCCTTGGCAGCGCCCGCCTTCACTTTCACCTGTGCGCCAGTGGCCTCAGTGCCATTCTCGGCCTCAGTGTTCATGTCGACGTTCATTGGGTCGTCGGCGCCAACGGTGGTACCGAGCTTGCCTCCTTCATCGGCCATGGTGTTCAGTTTCACTTTCATTGGGTCACCAAGGCTCTTGACGCCTTCGGATTCCATGATGCGAGTGACGCGCTGCTTGATGATGGCTCTAAGTCCATCGACGTTTACCTTTCTAATTTGAGCCATCGGGTATGGTTTGACAATAAATAAGGCGAAAAAGCCTGTTTACTTCTTGGGATGCTTGAGTTTCACTCGCTTGAGGTCCATGCGGAAGTACTCGCCGTCCATTTCAATGAGTTTGGCGCTGGGGTTGTCGAACTTGTGCGTGGTCTTCACCTCCTTGAAGTACTTCTTGCCCTTGTTCTCGTCCAGCACGGTCTTGATCATCTCTTTGGCCATGGACATGGCCATCTCCTGCATCAGTCGCTGATCATACTGTTGACGACCACCGGTGTTGGCGAGATAACGGTCATCGTCACCTTCCATCACATCGGTATCTCCCTCCAGTTCACGGTAGTCGAGACCTGCGGACCTGCCCCGAGCGCTGACCTTGTTCATGATCTGCGCCATGGGATTGAACGGAACGGAAGCGGCGTAACCGTCTCCTAATTCAGTGTTGTGTCCACGCTCTGCCATCAGGGGTCCTTGAGCCTTATAGCCGCCAGAATACCCGCCGCCTCCACCGAATAATGCATCCACCTCTTGTGTGAGTCGAGAGACTTCCGGGTCCGTGCGCACTCCAACCTTTGTTAGAGCTACAGGGTCCTCCACACTCACTCGGTATCTGTCGTCGCTCAACCCCGCCTTATTTTGCTGTGGGTCACGCGGACGTTGACGCCTACGATCGTTAGCTGGCATCATGGTGTTGGTGTTAAGCGCTGCCGCTTTCCCACCACGATCGACGTAGTTCTGTTCGCTGTTCTCGGGTCTATGGAAGTTGGCGCCTATGCGTGGTGGAGCTTCCATTCCGAACTGGAAGGATTGAGCCCTGTCCAACTCGCTGAGCTTGTCCTTGAGCCCACCGCTCAGAACGTGTCCGAAACGGTTCATGAGGACACTTCTGTGGATAGGCGGTGGAGCCATGATGCCAGCGCCGTCGCCGTAGCTGCTGTCGGGACGGGCATTGGACATTGTACCGGCACGTTCCGGTATGCCCATCATTCTCCTGCGCTGGGTCTGGAAGTCAATTGCCGCTTGGTTGCTCATCTGGCTCGGTATCTATTCGTACGTTGGTTATCTTGAACCCGTATACGAAGGAGAATTTCGACTTTCTGTCCTTCGTACCGCACTCATAAATATCCATGAACTTGTCATACTGAGGGTTGGTCATCTCCAACTTGCATGTCAGGCCGTTCTTGGTGATTATCTCTCTGGCCTTGCGGAACTTGATGCGTCCTATTTCGGATGTCAACACGTTCTTCAGTTCGATGTAGCTCTCCTGTTCCAAGTCATGGTAAGAGACCGAGTCGCCATAGAACTCCTCGAATTGGTTCATCGTCCCATCATAGACAAGGTCAATGAGCAGTTTAACATCGTTCTTCTTGTTCGCTTTAGTCATACTTGTATATGATTACTTCTTCGTTGTCCGCATTCCACCAAGCGTAGTGGCCACACTTGTCCTTGCTCATGAAGAACAAGCTGGAGATGGATGGCGTCTTCATGTTCTTGACGCGAGCACGCATCTGCTGTACGGATTCTGTGATCTCGGGATCATCAGCTTTCATCTCGCGCAGCGTCCTGAGGGAATCCGACAGGTCCTTCTTCAGGAAGGCTACGATATCATCGCGGAATTCCTTCTGATTCTCTATTATCTGCTTGATCGTATGCAAATCGAAGGAGAATATATGCTCAGCTAAGAGCAAACTAAAACGTCAGACACCCATCGGGTTAGGCGCTCCGCCCGGAGGCGTCTCTGGCCCGCCCGGCGCCTCACCTTGCTGCCCCACCATTGGAGCGGCTGGCCCTTGACTGTCCTTGGCCTGCATGCTCTCACCTCCATCAGGAGCGAGAAGCTTGGCTCTCCAGTCCTTTTGCCATGAATCGTAGTAGTTGGCCATGTCAGCGATAAGGTCGCGGTTCATGGGCGTTACCTTCAGGCCACTGGTCTCGATGCGGAAGCCGTTGGGGATGGAGAACATCCAGCGGATGTCACCATCCCCACCAAGGGAGATGGTGCCGCTGGCCACAACACTTACTCCGTTCTCGTTCTTCAGGAGGATGGAGTGACCGTTCTTTTGTTGGTCGAAGTTCAAGACAGCGTTCTGCGAACCGGAGACTATCTCGTTCATCTTCTGCTCGAAGGCGGTTATGTCGCTCTGATTGATCTTGGCCACGCGGTCAAAATCCTCCTTTAGCGTGGGCATACCCCCGTGGAACAGAATGCCGTCGAGTTCGTCATCCGACAGGTCGGGCGGGTCGTGAGGAGAAGCCGCGCGCTTCTTCTTGAGTTGGCCTACAGCCTCGTCATGGATCAGCTTCTGTATCAACTCTATCATTTGTCCCTTGCGCATCTCACATAAATAGGCCCTCACAGCGGACCCGTTCAGATTTGCTTGATGAAGACCGCTGACTTCAGCCACAATTGCTTGTACATGGACACGATGGTGTCCCTGATCATCTCCTTCACGTCGTTCTTGTCGGGGAACTTGTCGCCGAGCTTGTCCATGCGGGCATTGAGTTCGTCCGCAACGAGCTTCTTGATCTCCGCTTTGGTGAGGTCAGACTCCATGAGCGGTCGCCTGCCTTCTACCCAATGCCCGGCCTTGCATATGTTGCAATCGGGGTCGGTGACCTGATGTATCGAGCATATGCTGGCCCACCTCTTCATGGCTTATGGTATTTGGCCGCTAGGCGGTTGAGCATGTCGATGACCCTCTTGTCGGGGTAGAGGTCGAACTTGTCCTTGCGCACCGTGGTGTGGCTCCACAGGCCGGGCAGCGTGTTGCGAATGACCGCCTCATTGTAGTCGAACCAAGTGAAGTCGAAGGACTTCTGTATCTTGATGTTGTACTTCGGGATGAGGAAGTTCAAGAGCACCTCAAGGGCGATGACCTGTTGGTCCGTAAAGGCCTCGTAGTGATGGAATCCACGGAAGTCACGCTCAAGGTTGCAGATGCGCTCGCTCGGCACCACAACGGAAGAGTAGTCGTTAGGCCATGCGTAGAACTTGCCGTCCTTCTCCTTTAGCGGGCCATAGGCGCATACTTCCACTCCGATAGAGGCTTTGTCCAAGCGGCCCTTGGTTCCCTTGATACCCAAATGATAGCTCCAGTAGTCCGGGTTGTAGCACTCATAGATTGACGCCGAGTTGCCGTCAATGACGAATGGGGTGGCTATCTGTGGCTCATCACCGTTCCAGTAGTCGATGACGTTTTTGGCGCTGGGACCTCCTGCGGTGTAGTGCAGGATGATCTGGGTCTTCTCGAAGACTTGTTTGATGTACTGGTTGGGGTTAAGCCTGTACTGGGTGTTGACGGGGAAGTCATACCCAGCGGAAGAGCGTGGCCCTGCGGTCTCCTCAGACTTGCGCGTCTGGGATAGCTTCAGGGCATTGAGCGTGTCATCGTCGACCTCGCCAGTGTTCTCTAGCCCGGCCCTCTTCTGGAAGGCTGTAACGGACCTTTTTGTGCGCGGTCCGTACTGTCCGTCAATGATCAGATCATAGCCCAACAACGAGAGCAGCTTCTGCACTTCGACCACCTCTGGTCCCATATCCCCTAGCTTCAACAACATCACGGCGCTTTCCAATAAATAGTAGGGGTAAGGCGTTCTACAAGAGCAAAATGGGTTGTTCCGAAATGCTTAACTTTGGATACCCGGTAGGGGTCTTTTGGGTGCCGGAAAAGGGTCTTTCGACCTCGGATGAAACATTTTCCATGCGGACTTCGTATAACAGAATATGCGGGTAACAACTCCAATCCAAAGGGCCTCCATCGAGTTCGAGGGAGTCCATGACACAGTGGATGAACACATTCGCTGGGTCAGCAAGAACATCAGCATGCAACATGATGTTCTAACCGAGCTTTATGCCAAGAGAAAGGACTGCACGATCATCTCCACGTTCTGCGGGGTATCGTTCGCCTTGTTCATGGTGTCGCTACCTGCCTCGCCGATCGCCATGTGGTGTCACGCGGCGCTGACCATCGGAAGCGCCATCCACTTGGGACTACTGCATTTGTCCTTCTCCCGAGTGCAAGCCCTGTGGTCACAGAACATCCATTATCGGGATAACATCCTCGAAGAGGAGCGTTCAGGTCAGGCCTGAGGCGTATCGACTTCGGTGAAGGCGCTACCGGGGTTCGCCCCCCTCAACTGTGTGGTGTCAGAATAGGTGTCGGTCGCTGGGTCGAACTTTACGGACTTTGCTCCGTCCATATTGACCTTGATGAAGCTCTCAGCGCGAGCAGGATTGATGGCCTTCCTGTTTCCGCCTTTGAGGAAGTTATCGATAGCCTGAGCCTTCTGTGGCATGTACTGCTTGAACTGCGCGATCTGTTCGTCAGACGCATATCTCAATAGTTCGGGGCCCTTGACGGGGTGCGACAGAAGGGCGATCACGGTTTGTCTGCGCTTGTCATCTCCACCACCTCCGAATCCCAGCTTGGACAGAAGACCTTCTTCCATGTCCATGTCCTCGGACAGGGTCTTCAGTTCAGTCTCAAGGGCTTTCTTGGCCTCCAGCAACTGATTGATGCGGGCCTTCTTCTTGCTCTCAGAGAGCATTTCAGCGCGCCTTCTGAGGGCTTCTTCCTTGATGATCTGATCAAGCTCCTCTTGGGTGAACTTTGAGAAATCGATAGGCATGGATGGTGAACTTTCACATAAATAGGCGGAAAGACAGCTTACGCCTTGAGCTTGTTGTATAGCATGTGCGCGAGACTTCCCTCGTAGGAGGTGATCTTCTTCTTGCTATCGACGTTGTCCAGCACCTTGGAGACCACTTGGTCTTTCTTGGTGAGGAACTCGTGGATGTCATTGTCCCACGTATCGTTGCACAGATAGGTGATGATCTGAACGTTGTCATGAGTGGTACTGGCGCGGTGGATGCGGTCCTCCGCCTGCTCCATATCAGCGGGCGTCCAAGCCTGTCCGATGAAGATCAGTTTGTTCGCTGCGGTGAGTGTGATACCGACGCCTGCGGACATGATGGTCCCGCCGAACACGTTAACGCTCTTGTCGTTCTGGAACCTTTTCACCGCGTCATGTTTGTCGGCGTCTTTCATGCTCCCGGTATGCACCACAGCATTCTTGCCAAAGAGGTCCAGAATGCGCTGCGCCGTGGGCAGGTAGTCGAAGAAGATGACCACCTTGTCCTTCGCCGCTATCATGTCCTGTATGAACTCCGAGGCGCGCTCCAGCTTGATGGTCTCCGTGAGCAGTTTGATCTGGTGGACCTTCTCCATGAAGCCCTTGGGGATCTCTTTCTCGCTGATCACATCCCCCTCCTGTTGCTTCACCTTCTTAGTGGCGGTCTCCAACTTGGTGAACTCCTTGAGTTCGTCCGGCTCCAACTCCAACCTGATCTGCGTGTAGGTCTTCGGCGGCAGTTCCGGCAGGATGTCCTTTTTCAGGCGCCTGAGGTACAATGGGGCCATTCTGGTGTATAGCTCCTCGGTGTTGGAGACACCGTCGTAGACCCAGCCGAAATGGTCCTCGAAGGCCGCGCAATAGCGCTTGCCGAACTCATGACGATTGTTCCATGTGTTGGGGTCCAAGAAGTTCAATGGAGCGAAAAGCTCTATGGGGCGGCTCTTGATGGCGGTGCCCGACAACAGGAGCTTCTCCGGGATGCTGCTGAAGGCCCTCTTGATCACCTGCGTCCAATCGGTCTTGGGGTTCTTCATCCGGTGGAACTCATCGATCACGATAAGCTCGTAGTGGTCCGGATCCATTATCTCCTCCTCTTTCGTCTTGAAGTACTGCACGCCGTGAACGCGCGACTTGAACTTGGTGCCGCCACAGTTGGGGCACTCTTTGCATGACTTGGTGAGCGACAGGATCTTTGCGCCGCACTTCCTGAAGGCCTTGGACTTCGCGTCCATCTTGTTTCCCTCGCAGGTATGCTCGTACTCCAAGCGTATGAACGGAGCGATGCCTTCATAATTGACCACGTGAAACAGGGATTCCTCCTTGCTGTGGTTGACCTCCTTGGTCCTTTTGCTCGGATAGTAGCGGAAGATATGGGCCTTCTCGGAAGTGAATTTTGCGACCTCGTCCTTCCACATGAACTTCAAAGAAGCTGGGCATATCACCAACGTCTTCTTCTTGTGCTTGACAGCGTATGATATGGCGCTGAGGGTGTTGTGCGTAACGATGTAGTGCTCCGTCAGATATGTGTTATCAGGTGAGTCGACAGAGATGCACTGCTGTTCAGCATCACCCACGTATTCAACGCGCTCGATGTATCGTGATAGGTATTGAGCGGATGGATTCCATTGTGCCGCTTTCGACTCCAGCTTGAACGGACACATGGGCGTACGAATGTCAACGCGGTATTCCGTGGGTTTGTCCTCTTCGCTCCTGTCGTACTCTTTGATGTATGCGATGCCGCCAAGGGATTGGACGAGTTCCACTACATCTTTGGCAAGAGCGTGAGATGTGGTGTGGTAGTTCACTCGGTTCTTGTCGCAGCTTCCATCGGTGTCCATGAGGCCATGAAGCAGTTCGATGCGTTGCTCAACAGAGCCGTACATGTACTTCTTGGGAATGAACTTGTCCCCCGATCTGACGTTAAGGCCGATGGAGCGGACCTCAGTTTTGAAAATGTTTTCTTGTGGACCAGTCCTGTTCTGTTTGACAATGTTGTATTGTGGACACTGGCCTTCGTGTCTGGTGAGCTTCATGTCAGAAGGAAGAAGCGCCTCTACCTCTTCTTTGATCTGAAGTTGGAAGTCTGGTATGGAAATGGCCATATGATTGCTTACCATACAACCATCGCCGATAAGCGCACCCATGATGTATGGAGCGATGACGAGGTCGGCGGTTGGGTATTGGCAAGGCTCCGTGAGGGGTATTTCCCACTTGTTGATGAGCTTTCTGCCTGTTCCTTCCCTGCTGGCGGACATGGGATATTGGAGCCCGGAATCAAGCAGTTCTTGCAGAGTCTTGGTCGTCCATCCACGACCTTTCTTTCTACGGTTCATATCACGCACGACCCAGATGTGGTCCATGCTGCAATCCACAGCGTATCCATCAGTGAAGGTCACGCGGTAGGATGGAATGCTTCCTTGAGGATAGACGCCAGTCACTGTGTGAGCTTTTCCGTCGCTGGCGAACACCTCTTGTCCAACTTGAATGTCACCCATTTTTATTGGGCCTGAAGGTGTGTAAATGACTGATTTACAGTCGATTGCCTTGCCTACCCCCGGCTGGTCTCCGAGGATGGATATGCCATTGTTGATCTCGAAAAACTTCACGGCCCGCTTCTGATATTCATACGGCGGCATCTTCATGAATGAGTAATCCTCGTCTGTAACGACAAGGGATTCCTCCTTGAGCTTCAGCGCGCGCTTGATGCGGTCCTGACGTTCATGATATTCCTTCTTGATGTCCTGAAGCTCGGCGTTGGTGACGTTCTCAAGGTTGAACTCGATGCCGTTATCGATGAGAAACACGAGCAGATTGCCTATCTGCACGTCGCGCACGATTCGCACCCAGTCCTCCTTGGTGGTGCCATCGGGCAATACGACATTATCAACGCGCGTCTGTCGGTGTTCGGCCGGAAAGGTCTTGATGAACTCCGTTAGCAGCGCGCTGTAATTATACCTTACCTCATAGTTCGTCTTGAGCTTCTTTAGGCTCACCTTGAGCGGGCCCTGCTCTTTCTTTGATTTCTTGCTCACGTTGATCCCTCCTTATTTTTTCAGCTATACGTATTTGCTGTATTTTCTCCTCCACTTTCTCCTGTGACAATCCGTCCGTGCGCTGGTTCTCCGCATCTATTGTGGCCTGTTCACGCTCGATGATCGACAACAGCATCTTGTTCTCGGTGAACTTGCCCATACGGACCTTGATCATGTCCCGCATGATGTAGGACAGATTGATCACATCATGCATGAGCTTGCGCACTTCCACGTTGGCGGATTTGGTTCCACGGACCACCTTGTCGGCCTGCTTCTCGGCCGCCTGCGCCTGTTCACGTATGAGCTTGGCGAGGTCCAGTTCATTGTAGTCGTGGATCTTGTTGAAATCCTCCAAGCGTAGTCTGCCCTTTCTGTAGGTCATGTCAGTCGTTCTTGAGAAATCCTTGTTCCATCAGTAATGCCCTGACGGCCTTCCAATCCACGAAGGCCTTATGCGATAGGGACGGGTCCGACTTCAATGGGCAACCCAGCGCCGCATCATCGATGTAAAGGTGCGCGTACGCCTTCGGCGAGGTCGTCCACTTGGTCTGATCAGGGTCCGATTGCACGCCATAGAGCGGTATGCCTTCCTTCCTGAACCAGTCAAGGGCATCGGACAGATAGTTCTTTGCTGGGGATGGATCAACACCGATCTCCTTGGCGAACTCATCCCCGATGGAATGCTCATCACTGCGCATGGTGAAAAGGATCAACTGGTGGCCATTGGCCACCAACTCTCGCATCACATGCTCGGCACCGATGTTCTTGCCCACCAACGGGAATTCGTGCGTGACGCTCGTGCCGTCAAAGTCCACTGCAATCTTCATGCTCTTCATTGATAGGGTATACTCCCAAGGTCTTCAATGACTCATACACATCATGGCCGTCGAGCCAATCCTTATGTTCCTTGCGCTTCGGATCATATTTCGCCTTGTCGAGTTGGTCTATCCTTGATTCTGTGTAATGAGAAGGAACCGGCTTGTTCTTCCAGAACTTCCAGTGGAACCTGTTCTTCTTCATCTTGAGCTTCCGCCAAGTGGTCATCGGTTTTGGAGAGAACATGGCCTCCACCATTGTCGGTTCCCAGTTGTACTCCTTGTGGTAACGCTCCTTTCTCTTTTTGTTCTGGTACGCCTCATGCCATCTGATGATGAACATCGGCAGCAACGAGCGCAGGAAGGATGTCATGCGGTGATCCACGGTATGGACCACGTCAGCGGTTGTTTTGACGTACGGGTCGGGCGTAACGCCAGCAAGCAGTTGCATGCGATACTTTGCGAAAGGCGACATGTACAAGTGCCTATCTCGATAAGTGCCCATCAGTGCTGAGCGGGCATCGTTGGACATCAGTGGGCGCACAACCCCATTTTTATTGAACATCAGCGACAGTCTCAACCACCAGTAGCGGAAGATGTTGTCGGTCATTTGAGTTACCATTGGTCTAGTTTCCAGATAAATACGCTCACTTTCCCATTTTGGGAACAGCCGCATGTTCCGCAAGCAATGTTTGATCTTGATCTACGCTTGAGTTGCAGAGTGGATGTTTGCCACCCTTCAACTTGCAGAACATGCATGGCTTGTCATCCATGAGCGGCCTGCCGGACTTGTCGTTCTGAATGCGTCCGTACTCGTCTAGGACGAACTTGGCCTTCGGGAATTTCTTGTCCAGATGGATGGACTTGATGGTCTTCGCTACCAACTCCAGTGCGTCGCGCACTTCGCTCTGCGCGCTGGTCATGGAGACCTCCTGCAACTCTCCATACCCCTTTTTTGGGTTCTTTTTGTCGGCCAGCCGGTTCAGCACCATGTACTTCACATCGATCTTCGAGAGGTTCACATCATGTTTGCGGGCCCAGAAGTACTTGTAGAGCTTCATCTGCATCAGGAACACCACGTCGGCCAACTTGTACTTCAGTATCCAAGCGACCGTGGAGGTCTTCCAATCGAGGATCAGGTAGCGCCCCGTCGTCTTGTGCTTCAGCACAAGGTCAATGAATCCCTTGAAGTAGAAGTTGCCGTAGATGGGTTGGTAAAGCGGCTCTTCAACCGCGATGACCTCATAGTCCCGCAACAGGGATTCAAAGTCTATCATGGAGAGAATGTTGCACCCTTGGCCCATGAAGTCATCCATTTCACTATAGGCGGGCTCACCCTTCATGGTGTCGTCCATGTTCTTGCGGAAACGATCCCGGAAGAAGTCGATCCTGTTCTGTAGACCCAAGGAATCCTCGATGGTCCGTTCGATGGACGCATGTATGGCATCACCGAAGGCGAGGTGTATGGAAGGCGGCTCCTTCTCCAAGGCCAAATGCTTGAAAACAAGGTGCTTGTGTCCACATTTGTTGAACAGGTCGAACTCCGAGAAGGATATGTGTTTCTTCCCGTCTTTCTTGGCCTGTTCCATGATGGCCAGCATTTCCTTCTTACCCGAAACCTTCGCAAGTGATGTCATGAGTGTATCTCTAATACAAAGATAGAACATCGGGTTCATATTTATGAGTGTGAACTTGAGCTTGCCCTATAAGGTGCGGTTGATGGAGTTGGCTGGCCTTGACGTGGCCGACCTGCTCACCGAGAGCGACCCTTACGTTCGGAAGAACGAGCGCATTCCCTTCAGCAAGGAACTGATGCAGCAGGCCATAGAGTACGGATTGGAGGTCGGGATCCTCTTCCAGAGCAAGAACGAGAAGTACAAGATGCCCATCTCGAAATTCAGGCTCATCATGCCCGTGGCCATGGGTATTGACCCAAAGGGCAGGATGATGTTACGCGGGGTACACATCACGGGACAATCCGAGAAGGTAGCTCTCCAGACGGGTCAACGTAGTGCGGAAGCCAAGAACGTATGGCGCCTGTTCAACACCGCCAACATCAAGAGCATGTTCTTCACAGGCAAGACTTACACCAAGGTGCCTATTGGCGGCTATAAACCCAACGACAGCGCGTTCGTCAAGACATTGGTCGCGTTCAATGGGGCGACCGCCAAGAAGCGTCAGGATGACTACAACAGGTCACATGCCGACAATACCCCGGATGCTGTCCAACAAAAGAGACAAGGGATGATCAAGAGTTTCTTCCGCAACGATGTGCGACAAGCTCCCACTCCCCTAGCGCCATCGAAGCCAGAACCAAAGACGGCGGCTCCAGCGAAGCCTCAGAAGCCGGGTGCGGTGGCTCCACAGAAGGATTCGGAGAAGTCTCTTACTCCGACCCCGATGATCAAAGCTGTGGCATAACACGCCACATGACTTTGAACCACCGCAGTAGGCGCGGCAGGAGCCCTTCCTTCGATCGCTTGTTCGCCAATGCTATGGCTGCATCGATCGTGGATTCCAGCGTGTTGGTTGGCGTGATGTCAGCGAACTTCTTGCCGATGAAGTCCAAGTATCGGATCTGTAAGGCGTCATCCGGGCGGCCGTACACAATTTTGTCGCTCTTGACGTACAAGCCGTATTCGGCATTGGTGGTGACGCCCATCATATCGGGCGCCTTCCGTGGCACCCAGAACATGATGACATCGGCAAGACCAAGGTGATGGAGTTCCCATTCGATCTGCCCGTCATAGGTGGTGGAATTTCCGGTGGAGGGTCGCGGAACGAATACACGCCCTGTGAAATTCCTATCCTTCAATATGGTGAAGGCCTCGTCACGCCAATCTGAAGGGAAGCCATCTCCCCTTCCGCGTGGTGAAGGACCCGCAAGGAAGATAGCGGGGTCGCGGTCGATCTTTACGGAGAGACCTTCGTCAGAGTGGACGGTTCGCAGCATGGAAAGACGTGTTTATCGTAGTGATGTTGGATCGCGTTGTAGACGAACAGGATCTCAGTGAGGCTCACAGGGCGGAAGTGCCAAGCATCAACACCCACGTTGATCATGTTGGGCTGAACCTTCCATAGTCCGTGGATGTGGCCCACGATACTGAGCGCGTGTGGCATGCCCGCCGAATGCTTTGCCCCGTTCGCAGGATAGTGGTTCAGATACATCAGAACCCCTTCGAATTGACGAAGCATGGAGTCGAACACCTGTCCATTGAACGCCGCGTGCAACAGCGGCATCTTCTCCGGCACGTCAACATCGTAGTTGCCCAAGATGAGCGTACGGTTCTTGCATTTGATGCGGTCCATGAAGGAGATGCCTTCAACCGTATAAGCTACGTCACCCAAGTGGTATAACTCATCATTCTCTCCCACCACCTCGTTGATACGCTCCACCATGGTCTCGTTCTGCTCTTCCACCGACTTGAACGGGCGGAAGAACGGATTGAATGCAGGCGTGATGCGGGTCTCGCCCCAATGGGTATCACTAAGAAAGTAGGTCATGTTGATTGTTGGATTTTTTGCCAAACCCTAATGTATCCAAGCCTTTTTATGATGAGGGTGACACCGCTCTGCGATAGTCCCATTGCCTTCGCTATAAATCCGTTAGACCTGTTTTCTTCTAACATGGTTCGAATCTTATCTTCGTCTACTCTCGATTTTTCGTACTTGCCAATGTACGACAAATCTATCTTATCCCATTTGCGTACCAACAATGGTAGTCCAAGTTTCAAGATTGCTGTCTTTAGTTGCTTTAGTGTTTGGGTGTTGCCAATGCAAAGTTCAGCATATCCTTGATTGTTCAATTTGGGCCGCCCCCTTTCGTGTGCGATTTTCAAGTGAGTATAGATGAAGTCGTTCATGATGGAGACATTGTTGAGCCAACTGCCATGACACTTGATTCTAAGATGAAAGTCCATTCTATTCTGAAGCCTTCCAATACTGCCGTCGCCATCTATGAATCCACATATGAATGACAAGAACAGGTCTCCCTTGGTTGTTAACCAGTCCAAGGATGGTGGATTTTCAGTTTTGTTGGAGACAATGCCGTACTTCTTTCTTATTTCGTCTATAACAGGTTTGTTTGAGGCTGAAATCTTACAATTGGGATATCCATCGTTGGACCCATCGAATATGCGATCAATCGACAGGTAGTTTTGTAGTCTAACCAGATGGGGTCTGTCTTTTGCCGCCAAGGTCACTTTCAATTCATGGTTCTTGTTGATGGTTCCATCCGCCATGATGAATCCCATCCAGTAGTACGCCTCATTCGTTTCTTCTAGTAGCTTGTGGAGTGAAGTTGTTTTCATGCCCATAAATAGAGGCATGTCAGCAAATTGCGTATCAGATGTGAAGTACATCACTTCTTTTTGGCCCTTTCACGGGCTTGTTTTTCGAGCAGTTCGATCTTCTTTTTGGCCCTTTCACGGGCTTGTTTTTCGAGCAGTTCGATGCGGGAAAGGACCTTCTCGGCCTTCTCCTTCAACTGATATACGTTGGTGGAGGTGTAATTGTTTCCCACCCCAACGCCTCTTGCTCTATCGGCCAAGCTCTTGACCCCTTTAACTGGCTCTACACTAGAGAGGTACATCTTGTACATGGAAGCACCTCGTTCGATGCTGAACACCTGACGTTGCTCATGAAAGGCTTGCAGCACCCCTGTATTATCATACTGCCACTGGAACCGTTTGGTGGGCGCCTGAAGAGAGTCAAGCAAGGCCTTACGCTTCTCGGCGGCCTGCTCCTTTTTGTTCATCTCACGCATCCTCCTCTTTGCCATGGCCATCGACTCCGCAGTCTGTCTCTCGCTCTTGGCGAATGCCTCCTCCAGCTTCTTCTTGGCCCGACGCTTCACTTCGGCCTCCGCCTGCTCTTTCAGTGTTTTGGCCTGCTGCTCCTCATCGGCGACCTCGGTATTCTTGGTCTTCTTCTTGGCCTTCTTGGCGTCCATTTCGCCCTTGAGTATGTCGCCCAGCAATATGTCGAACAAGCTCTTCATCGGCGTACATGCAATCTGGTGACCCCGGCGCGCTCGTCCCGGTCGTGGGCGCTGTCCATTATGATGTTGCGGTCGCGGATGGCCTCTATCACATGATCGGCCCCCTCTTTCACTTCATCAAGGTGTGTGATGATGACCACGTTCTGGTACTTGCCCTTCAAGTACTCAAGCATGGTCATGATGTTCTCGCGTAGCTCATTGCCGAGCGTGCCGAAGCCTTCATCGATCATCATGATGGATGGCTGCACGATGGAGCGCTTGCTGACGTAGTTCAAAGCATCCTTGATGGCGATCGATGCGATGAACTGCTGGGAGCCGGACCCGCTGTTGAGCGGAAGCGCATCCCACTTGCTCTCGGTGTTGTAGAACAACTCCGTGATGTTGCCTTTCATGTCGATGGAGAACTCCATTTTGAATCCGACGATGGTCTGCAAGATGGAGTTGATCTTGTTGTTGAGCATCGGAAGCCGCTTCTTGATCACCATGGCTGGTATCCCGCTGCGCTCCACGGCTTGCAGGTAGATGGAGTACAGCTTGTACATCTTGTCCCCGGTCTTCACCTCATTGAGCTTCTTGACCTTATCATCCATTGCATTGCCCAATAGGCGGACATCAGCGGCAAGGCTCATCAATTGGGTCTGTTGTCCATGCATGGACAGCTTGTAGGTCTTGATCAGTGCTTGCAGGGTTTCTATCTCCGCCTCCAGCAGCTTGTTGTTCGCCTTGGCTTGAACAACACTGTCGTACTTGGCGATTTTCTCATCCAACTTGACAAGTTCACGCTGGCCGAGTTCATGCGATGTTCTCCACATCTTGACCTCCTGACGCTTGCGCTCGATGATGCGGTTCAGTTCGATGAACTCCTTGTTCTTCTTGAAGTTCTCCATCTCCAACTTGATGGATTCGATGATCTTGCTGCGCGACTCCAAAGACACCTTCAGGGCATCCAGTTGGATCTGTTTGGTGTCGAAGCTGCGGTTCCATTCTTGGACCGTGTTGAACGATTCGATGGATTGGCGATAGCGTGTGATCGCATTGTTGCCCTCGGTGATCAAGGCGTCCATGTCGGAGACGCCCTTGGGGTCCGGCTTGCTGATGGCTTGCTTGCACGTGGGGCAATCCTTGCCGAGGAAAGTCTGGCGTTTGTTCTGATAGTCCCGAAGATTCCGGTTCAACTCGTCTATACGCGCCTGCGTAGCGGTGACATCAATGTTGGGCAGTTCCTTCTTGGGGTTGTCCTCCAGCCACTTCTTGTTCGTAAGGTACTTCTGCTTGTCGGTCGCGAAGACAGAGCGGACCTCAGCGAGTTCGGTCTCCAATATCTCGGTGGTCCTCTTGGGGTCAACCTCAAGTTCGCGCAGGACGTTCTTGTCGAGCCACTCATCATGGAGGTCAATGGCCGACTTGAGCGTCGTCTGGGAGGTGAGCTTCGTGGCGTGGTCGGCAATGATGGCGTCCTTGCTGTCGTACCCGAGGTCCTCCACTTTGTGGAGGCTCCGCGTGAGTTCCAACACCTTGCTCTGCGCATCCTCCTGCTTTTGTGTCCACATCCGACGCTCCTCCTCAAGGGTCGACACCATCTTCTCCTTGTCCTCTATCTGCAACTTGAGGCTCTTGATGTCCAACTCTATGTCGACCGACTCACCGAGCAGCTTCTGCTTTGTGCGAAGCTCATTGTATGGCTTCTTCACATATTCATGACGGTCACGATAGGTGTGTAGGTTTAGGTAGCGCGCAATGAGGTCATTCTTCTCCTGCTGCTCCAAGTTGAGGTATCCGTCCTTCTCGTTCTGGGCGTGCAGGCTGACCTTCATGAAGTCATCGTACGTTCCGAGCGCATCGGCTATCATGTTCTTCACCTCCGTGTTATCGGCGGTGGAGTTGTCGGACATGGTGTTGCACCACCTGTACTCCATGGCGCCATCGGGGCCCATGGCCTCACGGAAGACCTCGAATTTGGTGGGGTAGCTGTTACTGGACTTTCCCTTATGTACCTCCCGCGTGCTGCGGTATCGTATGCCGTCTATGTCGTAGGTGTTGCGTACATAGCCCTTATCGGACTTGGTGTAGATGTTGATCAGGTACTTCGCGTGCGCACCACCGATGATGTACTGGAACATGCCCCACACCACCGCCTTGATCAGGTTGGACTTGCCGCAATAGTTCTCGCCGAATATACCGGTGAGGCCACGCATGTGGTCCCAATTGATGATGGTGGGCTCCACAGGGAAGGAGAACACATTGCTGACCTCGGTGGTCAACAGGGTATATCGCCTGTTCTCCTTGTGCGTCTGCTTGATATCGATCTCCCGCTCCAGTTTGAGGGCGAACTCGATGATCTCCCGACGCTCGTCCTCATCAACGTCGAAGTCATTCTCATCGAGGAACATGTTGAACATGCGCTCGATGTCATTGGGATCGATCTCGTCTTGATCGACCTCCTCGGGATTAAGCGTCTGTTTGTCCAGTTCACGGAACTCCACGTGGATGCTCTCGCACCCATGCTTGTCTTTGACCAACTGCTTGATCTGATTGAGGCGTTCGATGGAATAGCTCTCCTCGAAGTCCTCGTACACGATGTGGACCTTGGTCTTCCGCTTGTTGTGGCTGAACTGCAAGTGCGTTAGGCGCTCCTCGATGTTCTCCCCGCGTGAGATGGTCATCTTGCACCATCCATAGTCGTTGGGGATCAGTCGGCGCTCGTTCGATACATCCTGACCATCGATGTGCCACAGCAGGTAGCCCTTGTCAAGGGATTCTCCATATCCCTGCTGCAAAAGTGATCCCGAATAACCGGCAGACGGTATTTTTTTTCTGAGCTTAACGGTTGCCATGGTTCATACAGCCACTCTGGCCGTTACGGGTTCCCATCCTTCTTGGATGTATTGCTGCACATCTTCCTCATCCACCTCGATGAAGTGATCGCGTTCGAATGTCTGGTGCTCATGGATGTCACCCATGAGGACGGCATCGAATCCGGCGAACGTCGATAACTTCACAAGCTCATCACCGGAGACATCATAGCCGTTGTCCATCTTGCAGCCGTAGAGCATGCCATGCCACAAGGCCACATAGGTCTTGCCGGGCTCCTTGTTCTCCAACTTCAGCAACTTGTTGTCCTTGCACGAGAACACCCCGTACACCAGTTTGTCGCTGATGTCGAAGAAGCCGGTGTTGGGATAGTAATACATCGCTTTGCGGCTGAAGTCGATCAGGGATTTGTTCTCATCGGTGACCACTACGGCCTTGTCCTCCCTTCCAAGGCGTCGCGCTATCTCGAATATGGGCGATAGCGCGTCGCCTTGCTCCAGTTGCTTGAGGTTCAGGTCATGATTGCCCAGAATGACATCCGTGGGCGCTATCTCAGCGAGTTCGAACATGAACTTGGATACCAAGTCAATGGAGGATGGCGACAGCTTCACCTTGTCATGGAAGATGTCACCCGCCAGCACAATGCGATCGGGTCGGCGCTCAGCGAGGTCCTTGAGCGTTCTGGTGAACACCGTCTGGAACTCATCGTGCCTCTTACCGTATCGTACCTGAATGTCAGCTATATGGGCTATGGAGACGCTCATCAACCGCAAACGTACACATTTTATGCGTACACTATCATAAGTTCACTGAGGAGACTGATTCGCCTCCAGAAGCTCCTCTTGCTTGATGACGTTCAGGATGTGGCACGTCCCCACGATGTAGGCGTCCACCATATCATAGCTCTCATCAATGAGTTTGCGGCTTTTGGGCCCATACTGCCAGTTGATCTGAGGCTCCATGCGGGATACCCTCTTCCAGACCTCTTGCTTGGCGCTGGTCTCACTGGACTTCGGCAACCCCGGCAGGACCGTGCTGCGAGCGTGGTTCACATTGTAATGGACCGGTTTGACCCCGAACAAGCGGAAACACCTGTCACTGATGATGCCGTTGAAGAAGTTGAGCAGGCCTATGGTGGCTGCTGAGCTATGCTTCCCCTGCACGCGGAGCAAAGGTTCTTCGATGGCCACGAACTGGACCTTCACTGGCTCGCCTTCGATGACAAGTTCATTGATATAGGACACCTTCTTCTCGAAGAGGTCGGCCTTCTCAAAGAGGTCCTGCTCCTTGTTGGACCCGAACTTGATATAGTCCATCGAGAGCAGGTCGCCGTTCTCATTGAACAGGCATATGCCGATGACGGAAGTAGATACGTCCAGCGCGAGAGTGGTCTTGTTTATCATGGGTGTTCCCATGAAATATCAACAAAAACGACCCGGAAATCAAGTCGCTGCCGACCTTACACGTCTATCTGCAAGGAGAACGTGAGCACGCCCGTGTATCCCTTGAGCTTTGGTCGGTCCAACTTGGCGATGGCGATTAGCTCATCGTTGCGGTTGTACAGGCCTATCTCCGTGACGTAGGTGTCGGTGTAGTTGTTCGACCCAAGCTGGTACTCGCTCAGGTTCGCATCAAAGTCCCATGTGGGGTTGCTGCTGAAGTAGAACTCGCCCGGAAGCGCGGTTGTTACGACGGTCGTCTTGTACTCCACGTCAATGTCGTAGAAGGTGATACCACAGCCGTTCCCGGAGAAGACGATGTTGGTGGTGTCACCACCGACGTTGTTGGTGACGGTGGCCCTGACCATCTGTCCTTGTGTCCATGTGATGGCTGTCACGATAGCGGGGTGCGTGATCACCACGAAGCCCTTATCCAAGGCTATGAACCCGATGGGTATGTCGTAATTGTATCCTTGGTTGGTGTTGGTGGGATACGTATATGGCATGACGACCGCCCGATTGATCGATGCGTTGGTACGCTGGTCGGTGTACACGTCGTTCGCTTGCAAGTTCTGGTAGGACACGGCCGCTGGTCTGTCCAGATAACTGCTTGCTGACCAACTTGTGACCGTAGCTCTGCTGACGGAACCACCATCCGTTGTACCGGTGTATGGACGATTGATGGTGTCAGCGAACAAGAAAGCTATGTTCTTGCCAAGCAGGGCATTGTCCTCCGACTTGGCCAAGACGTTATAGGTGGACGACAAGCATGTTACGCCATTGGGAGTAACAAGAACGACCGAGCGTCCATCGATCATCTCATTGTAGTGGTCGGGATGGATGGATGCCAGCAGGAATGAGCCGGTATTGAGTTGCTGAAGCTCGGGATAGGCGAGCGAAAGCGTAGAGGCGCTTGAGAACGCATCACGCTCGAATGGAAGATTGAAAGAAGACGTGTAGTTCGTCTCCCACGCTGTCAGGTCGGTACGCGTTACCAAGGTCCACAAGAGCCCTGTGAGGCTCGCGGTGTTCACCGTAACGGGCGCCAATGTCTCTTTTCTCGTGGAGATGACACTTTGTACTGGCTTATGGAAATTGCTTGGCATTACCTGACGGTGTTAATGTTGTTGACGTTACCGCTCGTGTTGGTGTTGTTGGGGTTGTTTGGCCCGAACGTCACATTGCCATTGTTCATCTCAACAATGTTGCTGTTGTTATTGCTGTTGTTGCCAACATTGGCACCACGATAGTTGAACCTTATTTCGAAGCTCACTGCATTGTTTGCCTGAGCGGTATCTGAGCCGTAACCGGTAAAGCTCAATTTGCGATAGCGGATAACACCGGAGGTCGATGGCGCTCTACCGTTGTCGATCCACTTCTTCATGGCCGTCACGTATGCCGCTGGCACGCGCTGCATATAGTCTTTATACCCATCGTCATAGGTGTTGTTCTTGGTGCAGAACGTCACATACATGGTCTTGTTGACCAACGCATTGTTGCTAGAAGTGTTGGGGTAGTGCAGCTTGATGAAGAACGAACCTTCTCCGGTCTCCGTAGTCAATGGAATGACGGCCTTGTCTCCCGTCCTGAGGCGTGTGATGCGTATTCCCTGAGCGTAGGGACCGAAAACTTGGAATGGCTCATTTATCACGTTGCCATTCGTGCTGTTCACAGTGGCGAAGATGATACGCCTGTTCAATATGGTCGATGGTGCGGGATTCGTTGCCATTATCTTACTGGATCAATGTTGGTGACGTTGCCACCTGTGTTATTGTTGCCGTTGTTCAGAACGGAAACCACGTTGCCACCGGGGTCTAGGGTCACCAGCGGGCGGCCATTTCCTCCGCCGCCACCGCCGCCTGTGTTACCATCCACGCCAACAGGTATGTCTCCATCGTTCAGGTTGACGTTCACGTTCAGGATGTTCCCGTTCGCGTCAGTTGTGTAATCGATATTGTTTCCTACGACTTGATCGAAGTTCTCGAAGAACAGAAGATTCCTCTGTTCGTAGTCCAAGGCTGTCTTCAAACAACTGTCGTACGTTC